TCTTGAACCACAGCTTCTACGGAATCATCGTTGATGATCCTGAATTCTTTGCCATGAATCTTGAGTCGTGTACCTGTATTGGGTCTAACGATAACGAAATCGCCAACCTTACAGGATGGGCCAGACGGAAATCTGGTTGGATCTTTGTAAGCATCTGGGCCAAGTTTCACTACAAATAGTACTGGCGAAAGCACTTCTTCATAGTGGATAGACTGACTGGATTTCACAATACCGCTTTCATATTCTTCATCAATCTCGGGTAAGACTGTTAAAATTTGAAAACGAACTGGATCAGGCAATTGTCTTGCCTTGTCTTCTGCGTTGTCTGGGAGGGTAGTCGTTGCCGCCCCATCGCTGATTAAAAGATCACTCATCGTTGATTTGCTCCATTTTTCGTAAGAGGTCAGTGATTAAATTCTGTGCGTACAAGAGACCCCTAATCTGGCCGCACATATCTCGGTAAGCAGGGAAATCCGCAGCTCCCCCGTCACCTAGACTCATTGAGAGGGAACGTTCCTTCTCTCGTAATTCGGATAGCAAATGCTTGAGTATCTTTTCTTCCATTATTTACTCCGTTTAAACAACTCAGTCTGTACCCTTTGATTTGCTTGTCTTGCCTGCTCTTGGAGTTTCATGATCTCCATTTGCATCATTTGCTGGTCTTTCTTCAACTGAATCTCGGTCTGAGATTGAACTCTTTGTGATTCAGACTGCGCTTGTAGTTGATTCCTTTGTTGTTCAATTTGGATTCTTTGTTGTTCCAACTGAAGCTTTGCCTGCGCCAATTGACTATCAGACTGCATCTTTTGGGATTTACTCTGCAATTCTTGTTGCTTGAGTTGTAGCTCTTGTTGTTGCATTTGGATCAATGGATCCTGCGCTTGTTGTTGGGCCTGAGCCTGCGCTGCTTTGGATTGATTCAACTGTAGAAGCTGGGTACTTGCCTGAGCAACCAATCTTGACAACTGCACCTCTGTCTGGGGTGGTAGATCCTCCCCGGGCGCAGGTAAAGCCACGCCCACCTGATCTTCTAGCTGTTGCCTATACTGGAAGGCTAAATGGTCTGCAATATGAGCCATGACCGCAGCTTGCATTTGCTGTGCCATTGGGTTTTGACCCATCTGTGCCGCAATAGAAGGATCTTGCATAAAGGTTGTATGCACTGCAATATGGGCATCATGATCTTGATACATGAAGGCTTTAGTGGGTTCTCCTTTGAGGAATCCCATGTTTTCGCTGACGGGATCTTTTGGCATCTCATCATCTTCTGTTAATACCAACTTCTCGCCGTTCTTAACGCCCAATACTTCAATCATCTGTCTATGGAGATTGGGTAAATTGTAGATCTGTGGTGCGCCTTGGGCCAATTGCATAATGGCCTGATACTGCATGATCCTCTGCGCCATTGTTGAAGAGTTTGGATCAGATACTGGGATTACATCCACCATTTCATAATCTTCCCGGCTGGCAAAATGATCGCCATGCTCAGGATCAAACTCTTCTTTTGATGGTGCGTACTCGGCAATGATGTTCTTTAAGAGTTTAAACTCTTGTTTCATCGAGTAGTGGACACGTGCCTGCACAGCAGACATGGTCTTCAGGGTACGCTCTAAAAGAGCTAGGGTTGTACCTACAGGTGCATTGGCCGACATATCAGAGATCTGAAGATCTCCGATAGAACCCAATCTGCGTCCTTCATCTGTAATCTGATTTAACAGAGTTAACAGGGTCGCAGACGGCTCCTTATATGGTAGCGGCATGATATTGTCTTTAATGGCTCCGCTGGGTACGTCCACATCTCTAAATTCACCGGGAGCGATGGGCGTGTCATCACCCTTAATTCTTGCGCCACGGGTTTTAAGTCCGCCGGGCAAATTAGACAATGTCCCTGAATCCACCAATTGACGAATAAGGGAAGTGCCAGCACGAGCGTAGCCACCAATAATATGAATAAGGCCCAAGCCATAAAAGCCAAAACCTGGAATGTAACAATAATCAACAAAGTGCTGACGAGGGAGTTTTTTATCATCATCTTCCTTCCAGTTTCTATAGATAGAAAGTACTTTACCTGTCCCACGATCTATGGTGATCACATAAGGAACTGCAATGCCTGACGGCTCTCCATTCTCATCTAACTCTTCTAATCCATCGATGTCCCAGTCTGTGCAGATTTCAAGGAACTGATAGCGATCATCATCAAGAGCTTTGTAGCCTTGCTGGTTGGCTTTCTTCTTTTCAATGTCAGACATGATGTTTTGGGGTTCACCCAAATCAACATTCCTGTAAAACCCTGTTGCTTGTAGTTTCTTGAGTTCATTCTTGGTTTTCCGCATGACGTGCGTCACACGCTCTGTGGTTCTAAGACTTGATGCGCCGTATGGAACAATGATATCTTCTGCGGTGACATAGATAGATACCTGTCTGCCCAGTACAGGGTCATCATAAACCTTCTTAAAGCCAGATCCAGATAACCCTAAACCAAATAACATTCTTTCATGTTCTGGTCTAAATTCTGGCATCTTTTCGGTAATCTTGTAGTTCATGTCCTCTTCGACACGAGCGGCAGCATCATCTTTCTCTTTGGTGGTCGTTCCAAAGATTTCAGTCTTTACAGGCCCGGCAGCAGGGAATGATTCCATGATTGACTCAGCCTGGAACCTAATTGCAGCTTCCGTTAAAACTGTTGAATAGACCCCACAAGCTCCATTCCAAGGCTCAGTACGTTCTTCATATTTCAAACCCAATACCTCAAGGCCTTTGACATAAGACTCTGCCCAATCTGAACGGCTATTGATGTCTGCATCTACCAAAGCGATAAGCTCTGAACCGATAGACTGTAGAGTTCTCTCATCTAAAACTTCGGCTAAGTTTTGGTTGAAGTCCCCACCCAAGTCCTGTCCGGGTTCTAAGGTAATTTCCACATCTTCTGTATCAATGGTTACCGAGTCAGGGTTCTCAATTTCAATTTCTAAGTCTGGTTCAGAGGCAATGCCTTGTGAATATAAAGCTTTGTCGATAGTCATCAGTAGTACTCCAATTTACGTCTGTAATAGATAGGTTCATCTTCTTCATCTGAGTCGATGGAGATAAACCCTCCTTGTCTGAAACGCAACAAAGCTTGAGAACTGGAGTCAACCAAGTCGTCATGATCTCCGTTGGGGAATGCGGCCAGCTCTTCCATGACCTCATCAGCCCATCTTGTGTCTGGACACCATACTGCGCCGGATGCAAACAAGTCCGATATTGCGTTTACACGTGCTATCTTATCGCTTCCTTTGCTCGGTGTATACTCAGAAAGCGGGATTCCCATCTTTCTTAACTCATAGATTAACGGCGCTCCTGCGGCTTTCTTTTCAACAATCAAGGTATCCGGGTTCCACTGTTTAAACATCTCAAGAGCCTTCTTTTTAAGATCTGGGAACTCCATCCTCTCTTTAAACGCATCCAACATGATGATATTGGCCTTAGAAACACCTTGGGCGTTGGGATGGTAGAAGACTCCCCACGTTGTACAGGCTGAGAAGTCGGCCCTGTTGTTTTTTTCAAAGGCCGTGTCCCAAGATTGGATGATGTAATCACATGCCGGGGGATATTCATCTGGCCATATCTTCCACATATCCCTTTTAATGATCGCACCTTCCTCTGAGGTGGGGTTTTGTTGATACTGCGCTTCCCATTTAGATACTGGAAGTTCAGATCTAAGGCTTTCTAAGGCTTCTTTAGACCAAAATCCCGGCCAAAGAGGGGTTCCTGACGGCAAAATAGCAGGAAAATCAATGATTTCCCACTGATCTACCCCTTCTTTTGCCTGATTTTTAAGAATTTGTCCTGTTAAATCCCTCTTAGACCAACGAGTCATCACAATAATGATGGCTCCTCCAGGCTGTAAACGCTGCCGAGGGCCAGATGTGTACCACTCATACACCTGATCAAAGACCGCAGGGTTGCCTTGCTTGGCTTCCTGCTCCGAATGAGGGTCATCTATGATTAAAAGATCAGCCCCTTTACCTGTAACAGCGCCGCCAACACCGATAGCAAAGTAATCACCACCCATGTGAGTGTTCCATCTTCCAGCAGCCTTACTATCTGACGATAACTTTGTATCAAATACTCTTCCATAAACATCCGATGAAACAAGATTCCTTACCTTCCGCCCAAAGCCTACGGCTAATTCTGCGGTGTGAGCTGTCTGTATAATTTTCTTTTCTGGAAACTTACCCAAAAACCATGAAGGCAATAAAAAAGAAGCAAACTCTGACTTGGTATGCCTAGGAGGCATATTGATAATCAACCTCTTAAGACTTCCGGCGGCTACACGCTCAAAAGCATCAGCCATAATCTGATGATGTTTACCTGATATAAACACAGGCCACATCTGAGAAGCAAAGAATATAAAAGACTCACGGCATCTTTCTACCCTGTCATATTCTAACAACTGCCTAATCTTGTTCTGCTCATTCTCATCTACCCTATCCACTATGGATAGGTAATCGGCTATCTCTTGCTTGGTTAGCAATGTCATAAAGCAGCCACGGCCTTTACAGATCTGTCCGTCACCCTAATGCTTCTTGCCTTATGAGGTTTCATGGCTATCTTGCCTTCGTCTATCAATTTATGTACCACCCTATGTATATTGGACTTAGATTGTTTATTAACTCCACGGGCTATTACAGAATAAGACGGCGCTACACCATGCAACTTAATGTAGGCTTTAATGAAATCTAATATGAGCTGATCTTTCTCAGTCATAAATCCTCACATTTCATGCTCATCATCGCTTTGCTCCTGTTTAAACAATCAGTAGTTTAAACGTATTACAGAACGTTCACAAGACCTTTTTAAAAATATATATACCCCCGGGGTATTGAAATGGGATTTGGGATGAGAACGTTCTATTTGAGGGGGTGGGGTATTTGTTTGTGGGGATTAGAGCGTACAGGCTGGCAGGGTGGTCGCTGCCCAGGGAGGGGGGTTGGGGGGCAGTGGGTCACGGCCACGCCCCGTTTACACGTGCAACCCGTTTACACGCCTGCGTTTACACGGCCTTGATGACCGTAGCAGGCAGAGGACGCACGTTGTTGAGTAGCTTTAAGTGAGTGGCTAGCTCTCGCTTGAGTTCGTCAGGTGTTGCCTGCTTGACCTCAGTCTGCGTCTTGTCAATGAAGAGGCCGACAGACTTGCCGAGTAGTTCCAGTGCTTTTAATTTGGTTCCTTCCTGCTTGGCCTCTTTACTATGTGCCAACAGTTGTTTCAACACATATCGCTTTGTCCCCGCCACATCCTCACTTAAGTGTTCGATGGTCTCTTCAACCCCATCATTCACTAGCCGTTTAATCCTAATATCCTTTGCAAGCTTGGACGCATTGGACATGACGCAAGCATCGTTAGCCTTTGAATTAGGATAAGCCTCTCTGTAGGCAACCTTGAGGGTTGCCCCTCTAATAAGACAGTTCGCAAAGGCCACTTGGGATGCCGACAATGGCCTTTCCCTCTTATGCATTGATCCCACTACTTGGCCGTCTCTCCTTACCTTTGGTTTATCTGCGAGCATGGCTAACCGCTCCGCTTCGCTCATCTCCCCCTCGCCCGAATTTTCATCGCTCGACTCAAGCTCCTCAAGCTTGGCCAAGTACTCTTCACTGGTGGTTCTGCCCATGTTTAAACACTCCCCGTAGTAATCACCTGCAACACTGACTAACCCTGATTGTAATTACAGTGTCGTTCTTGTCAACAGCTTATCCACTGTAGTGTATAACTCACAAATGTTATCCACAGGATGTTATCCACAGTTTATACCCAGCTTTATCCACATATACATTAATAGTATTCAATTTATATGTACTTTGTAACCCTTTTATTTTCAAATACACACGCTAGAACTATAGTTCTCTAAAACGCTTAAAACACCCCTAGAATCGCTCAAAAAAACTTTTCAATAGTAAACCATGTCCGACACCCGATCGGCTCACCAAGAGGCTAAAAATCGGTCTGATTATGTTAAGTTATTGACCCTTGGCATACTCTATGCTTAAACTCAAAATGAATACTTAGATACACAAACGCAGTGCAGGCCGTCCTCTAATATATAAGGCTTTGAATTGCCCTCAAATAAAATAAATTAAAATATTACTTGCACCTTGTCAACCAATAGTGATATCATGCGTTAAAGGTTCAGAGGTTGAGATTTAAACACTGGCCTTGTACGTGGCGATATTGCCATTCTTTAATCGGAGGTTTTATGTTTTCTACACGTGAGGAGTATCTTGTCGCACTCATTCAAGAGTTGCGCCCCATGTTTGACCTTTACGGGTTTCCCTTACCGCAGGCCATTCGCATTACTTGCGGTTTCCCTTTGAATGCCAAGCGCTCCCGTGCAATCGGTGAGTGTTTCCCTGCTCAGAACTCAGGCGATAACCACTTTGAGATTTTGATCTCCCCTGAATTGGCCGACCCTCAAGCAGTCGCTGAGTGCGTGATCCATGAACTCTGCCACACAACGAACGGGGCAATGAATCATGGTGCAACGTTTAAACGCATCGCCGATTATATGGGCTTAGTTCCCTCGGCAACACGTGGATACAAGGCAACATCAGGGGCAGTCGATTTCATGTCACGATACGGGGCGATCATTCAATCCCTTGGTGACTACCCTCATGCTCAATTGTCCTACGCTACCCGTAAGACTCAAGGCACTAGGATGCTCAAGGCCATGTGTGCCTGTGGTTATACCATTCGACTCACCTCTAAGTGGGCATTCGATGAATACGGCAGTCCCCGTTTGCCTGCCTGCCCCATCGATGGCCAAGCTCTAACCCTAGCATAAGGATAAAAATTATGGGAATCGTCAACAAACAAGTCATGGCCTCTCTGCCCACGGCAACGATTGCAGGGGCTTACATCAAATTTTCAGGGTCAACGCCTGCCGAAAAAACCGTCATGATCCAGTGGCTCGATGGCCAAATCGATGCAGGCAAATTGAGTGTCGATGACGTGAGACAAGCACTACCATTCGCCCCCGTTGTCAGTACGGCTAACCCTGCCATCGAGGCAGTGGCCAATAATGCTCAGGCCGTGGCCTTGGAATCAGTCGAGAAAATCAAGGCCTTGACCAACACCCTAGACGTGCAGTCTAAGGCCATTCAGAGGATCGAGGACTCACTCGCAGACATTGCCGAGGTCAGCGTTGGAGTGGATCAGGCAGAGGTCAATCGCAAGCTTGAGACCCTGATTGACAACGCCTTTGCCCCGTTTAAACAGGCCGTCATTGCATCAGGGTCAGAGGCCAAGGTCGCTAATTTAAACCCCGTGGTCAAAGTGGATCGCAGATCCTGCCTTGATGTTTTTGGGGTTGACCTCCCCTTTGAATTCGATATCTACAATGACTCTACTGCCCCTGCGGTTGACCCCTGCTTTATTTGGACTGAGTCCATTCTGCGAACCCTCGCTTTCGCTCAGGACACGGGCAGGAATACTTGGTTCGGGGGTGAAAAGGGTACAGGCAAGAGTCAGACTGCCGAGCAATTCTCGGCACGTACAGGCCGTGGGTTCATGCGCTACAACTTTCACAAGTACACCACTGCCTCGGATTACCTTGGAGATGTGGGCTTGGAGAACGGGGCAACAGTGTTTAAACAGGGTGACTTCCTGCGGGCTTACACTGCCCCCTCGACTGTGATCCTCTTGGATGAAATCACTAACGCAGACCAAGGCGAGCTAGCACCCTTGAACGGGTTTCTCGAACCCAATGCCAAGGTCACCTACGGGGGTCAAGTGTGGCGTAAGGCTGAGGGCGTGATTATTTTCGGGGCAGACAATACCCTCCTCAATGGTGACACCACAGGCCGATATGCAGGGACTCGCACAACGAACTCTGCATTGGGTGATCGCTTTACCGCAGTGATCAAATTTACTTTCCTGCCAATGCATCTTGAGATCGATGCAGTGGTCAAGCATACAGGATGCAGTCGTGAATTGGCCACGCACGTACTCAAGGCCGTGCATACTGCACGTGCCAAGGTCGAGACTGGGGACATACTGGACGCACCGTCCATTCGTCAGGTGATCGGGTTCATTCAGGCCGTGCCTTACCTTGGCATGGTCGAGGCATGGGAGTCAGTCATGGTTAACCGTCAGGTCGAGGACTCAGGTATCGCCTTAAGGGGCATCGGGTCTGCCTGTTTAAACGCTGAAATTTTCAACAAGTACTTGGGGGTGAAATAATGAAAGGTCATACATTCAAAGCAGGGGTCGAGTCGATCCTCAATAAAATCAGCGCCAATAGCACTCTTAAAATTAACGGCATGAGTTGGGAAAATATCCCCACTGCCTCGGTTAATTCGCAGGGGTTCGTCAAGCTCGCAGACGTGGCAGACGATGCGATCCTTACTCAGGCTTTTTTGGATCGCTACGTGGGGTTCGTCATCCATGAATTGTGTCACGTCAGGTACACTGATTTCTCAGTCAATGCCACAACTCAATACATGAGACAGTTGCATAACGCAGTAGAGGACGTGTGGATCGAGCGCAAGGCAATCGCAGACGGCATGACGGGCAACGTTGCAGGCGTTTTTAGCAAGCTGATTAATCAAATGATCGCAGAGGCAGGCACTGAGGGCATGGCCGACCCCCGTAATTACCCTTGGCTGTTTGCCTGCCACGGCAGACGTTACGCCAAGAGGATCGCACTGCCCGAGGGACTCGCTCCAATATTCGATGAGGCCAGTGTTCGAATTGACAGTGCCAAGTCAAGCCGTGACACCTTGAAAATTGCAGAGTGGATCATGTCTCAATTGAAACAACTGCCCAAGCAGTCACCAGATCAAGGTCAAGACAAGGGTCAAGACAAGGGTCAAGACAAGGGTCAAGACAAGGGTCAAGACAAGGGTCAAGACAAGGGCGAGGAGGGTACTCAGGAGGCCACAGGAGACGCTCAGGGCGATCAAACAGGCGAGGGTGAGGGTGAGGGTGCAGGCGAGGGCGATCAAGGCGTAGCGACCGCTCCAGTCGATGGCCAAGACGCACGGGAAACAGAACCGAATTGTGAAGTCCCCGAGGGTCAAGCAGGCATCGGGTCATACAATAAAGAGGCAGGACTCGGAGACGCAGAGGATCACACTAGCGATCGCCTCAATCACGATACTACAGTGGCCGTGCCTTCAAGACTACGTCATGAAGTGCGTAAACTTTTCGAGGACTCAGGACTTGATGAGTACCAATTAAACCGCAAGGCAGGGCAGATCAATTCATCCGCACTTGCATCGATTGCCACTGGTAATGTGCGTGTGTTTAAACGCCATCATGAAGAGGGCGGTATTGATTCTGCGGTCGTGATTGTCCTCGATGCGTCAGGATCTATGTCAGGGTCACGCACTACAAATGCCGTCAAGACGTGCGTTGCACTTTATGAGACCCTCACTCAGGCAGGCGTGGCCGTGCAGATCATTGCATTCAATCACCGCACCTCAACACTTGTCCCGTTCAATACGCCAGTGGCCAAGGCCAAGAGAATACTTGCAAAGTTCAACCCAAATTACGCAACCAACGATTACTTTGCAATTCGCTACGCTCATGAGATCCTCAACGCACGTCCCGAGTCACGCAAAATTGCATTCGTCCTCACCGATGGTAATGGATGGGCTGATGAGGTGATCGCTCAGATCAAACAGGGCAACAACCTCGGCATTACAACCGTGGGCGTGGGCATCGAGTTAGACGTGTCGAGAGTGTATGAGAACAACATCTGCATCAGGGATGTTAAAGACTTGGCAAACGCATCGTTTAAACAAATCAAATTAGTAGCATAAGGGGGAATCATGAAGGGCATTTACAAGAGGTTTTCAGTCGTGGGCAACGGGGGGTTCGCCTGCCCCTGTTGCGCTCCACAATCGGGCGATAAGTACGGGGCGAGGGCGAGGGTCATTCTGAAAAGACAGGCCAAGCGGAAGGAAGTAATCAATCTTAATAAACTCAATAAGGGGGAATGAAAATGTTTGATAGAAGAATTAAATCTTATGCAGTCCAAATCACGTGGGATGATGGCGCAACTGAAATCAGGGAGGATTTCCCTCCAATCCCTTACGTGGAAGAATGGATGGATGAAATTGAAAGGGAGGAAAACAAAGCCTACAACATGGAAGTGGAGGACGAAAAATAATGGGTACACCATTCATTCACACAGGCGAGTCAGCAGAGCAAGCCGTCATTGACTACATGGACTTGCAAGGCCTTGATTCATTCGAGCAGGCGCTCGATGACATGGAGTCATGCATTGATGACCTTGACAATAATGACCGTAGTGCTTTGCGTTATTTCAGGGGAATTCCCCATGCAAATTGAAACCATCAAGCAGACGTGGGGAGATGACATAGTGGACGCTATGTTTAAACAGATGGCCAATATGTCTTTCAATGAATTGGCAGGCGTGGTGATCGGCCGAATGTCCGATCAAGAGATTGAGGTTTGGGTGAGTAATATTCTAAAAAGGGAGAAGAGTCGTGAGATGTAATCATACAAAAGAAGAATCATGGTGGGAAACAGACGCACAAAACATCCCTCTTGCGAGGGTATGTTCTAGGTGTGTTGATGAGGTGTTGAGCCATTATCGGCCTGAAATATTGACTGGATACGACCAGTCGGACGTGGACGAACAAATCGAGGAGAACTAAAATGAATAGACAAGTAATGATTGACCGATTAGTCGAAGATGATATTGAGACAATACGTCAGGCCATGCAACATGATGACGTTGAGTACTTGGATTACATTCTGCGCTTTGGGATTGCCTATGACAAAATGTCAGACGAGGCATTGGTGACTGAGTTTGAAAACCGTTCATGGGAGACTGAAGATGAAACCAATTGATGATTCATGGGCGCTGACCCTCGCTTATGCGATTGCCGTTGTTGTTATATTGATTGATCTACTTTACTGGAGGCCATGATGTTTAAACAATGGTGGATCGGTTCGCCCGATAAAACGACAGTGTGGGAATACACAAAAGCGGGAGATGTTCGGATCGCTGACTGTTCATCTAAAGTGCTGACCCTTGAGGCACAAAGGGACAACGCAAGGATGATTGCCTTTGCCCCGCAGATGTATGAACTCATTAAGGTGCTTGCACCCTATGAACCCGATGCAATGGACATTGTCAAACGAGTGGAGGGAATATGAACCCATTAAAACAAATCGTTGACCTCAACGACAAGGTTGTTGATCTACTCATTGAAAACGAAATAGAGCAGGAGGTCGCCTTTGCTACCCTCATGAGTGTCTGTTTAAACATCATGAGACACAATGACGTGACGAAGGAAGACTTCCTGAATTATTCATCGGTTCTCTATGATGAGCTTGTTGCACCCAACAAGCCTATGCATTGAAGGTCAAAGCCTTAACGTGCCGTGACCCCGATTTCCTAAAGCAGACGTACAAATATGATCATATTATTGAACTTATAAACTCTGACATGGAGGTCAACGCAGGGGAGAAATACATCAAGTACGATGGCCGATGGAGGGTTTACAAGATGGGGTACGATAAAACCCCACGAGCCTTTGGCCAGTACAAAACGATGTTTGGAGCGGTATATAAATGTAAAACTTAAGCGCCTTTCGGGGCGCTTTTTTTTGTCCCCACCAGGATTTGCGTTTAAACAGAAGACCGCTGTGAGTTCCAGGTAGGTCATTGCGTTTAAACAACTGTTCCTGGGGATTCTGGCGGAGGGAAAGCCTTGCGTTTAAACAAAGCTCACCCCATGAGCTAGAAGGTGTCGAGGTTCTCGGAGTACGTGCCTGATGTCTTGTTATATAGAAGGGTCGTTTCCCCCTGCGTACCCACCCATCTATACCTACATTTCCACACTGCCACCTCTACGTAATGATCTTTTCTGTGGATTGTGATTCCACAATCCGTCTTAGCCCACCATGCCATTGATCCTGAGATGGCCATGCCATCAGGCCGTGGTTGTTCCACCCCACTGCGGTTAATTTTGGAGGGGTGAGCTACGAACCAACAATGGATGTCGTGCGTTTTAACAAACCTTTGTACCTTGGAAAGCATATTGGAGATAGCCTCAGTCTCGGTCGAGTCCCTGTTTAAATCGATGTAGTTATAGGGATCAATCACCATCCCCCGAATGCCCATCCTTTTCACCGCCACCTTTGCCCGTTCAAGGATGGATTCCAGTGTGCTTGGCTCTTCCCCGTTTGTATCAATGAACAGAAAATGCTCATTGACCCATTTAAACGCATGATCCTTTTCCTCCTGAGTCATCCGTTCCTTGCCGTCAAAGAATCTTTTCTTGGTGTAAATCTCCATGAGCCTTGAGATATGAATCTCGGGCTGATTCTCAAACGAACATACTGCAAACTTCCAGTCCTCATTCTTGGCTAGATTGACCATCAACTGATCAACAAAGTTGGACTTGCCTGACGAAGGATAGCCAGTGACGACAGACAACTGCGATGTAGCTATCGTGTAAACGTTATCCAGCGAAGAATATCCAGTCGATGCACCCTTACCCGTTCCCGCTGCGTAGAGGTCGTTTAAACGATCCACGTAAGATTCGGCCATCGACAACCCTGAGATCGGGTAAGGTGTCGCATCGTTCAGGATATCTTCAATCCGAAAAGGGTCATCAAGATATACCTCGTTTAAATCTTTCATGTCGAACTTGGCAAGCCGACATTTGTCTTTGCCTATCCTTCTTGCCAACTCCTCGGCCAACGCCTGTCCTGCGGTGTCTTGATCAGTGGCGATAATCACATAAGGCGCAGAATCAATGATCTCTCTGGCGTTCCATACAAAGGCGAATCTTTTGTCTTCTGATGGGGAGACCTTACCATCCGCTACTTTGATGGGCGCACCGCTAGGCACGGAGACTGCATTCTCTATCCCTGCCTCCATGAGGGTCAGGGCATCAATCTCACCCTCTACAATGACCAAGGGTTTACCCTTGACCACGTGATCTATTCCAAAGAAATCATGCGCCCCACCTGATTCCTGCGTGAAGTCTTTATCAGGGAAGGCACGGTACTTGACTGCCACCAAAGCGCCGTCTCGGTAATACGGGAAGCCGATGGCTGCGCTGGTTTTGTTTAAACGACCAAAGAACTTGTCCGCCGCAAACAGCTTCATTTTATCTGCGGTCTCTTTTGATATCCCCCTCGACTTGAGGTAATCATAGTGAGGGGTCGTCAGTGCGTTACTGACTACTTGAATGTTGGGTACTGCTGACACATATCTCTCCTTGGGTTGCACTGACCCGTTTGTTTGGCAATGATGGCAATGGTAGAGAACTGCCCCGTCTGGTTGACGGGTCAGCCTCATGTCTTTGTTGTTGGATTTCTTACGCTCGGTTTTGCAATTGGGGCATGTCACCCTGAGCGTGTCGGCAAAATGGAACTGCTCAATGAACTCGGGATTCATTTCATGCTGCCATCAGATTTCCGTTTAAACGAGCGATTCTGGCTGGCAGGTTTTGCCTGAAGATTCCCCATGACCGTAGTTCCCCCTTTGCTGAGGGGTCGTTTGTGGTCAACGTCTTTACCATCGCCTTTGTGAACCACGCCTGCTTTTTCTAACATTGCCCGTGCTTTGTTTCTCTCTGCCCTTTTCTTTTTAACCTCTGGAGTGCCGTCATATCTTTCATATTCTTGTTTGTAATTACGAGTTGCCATTTTTGAATTCCTTTAATTGATTTTGTTCGAGGGCATAGCCTTCACC